GCCAACTCTGTCATATTCGGAATTGGTAACGACGAGCGACATCGCTATTCCGGCAGCGGTCCCGATCAGTGCAAAGATACTGAGGGTGATGAACAGATAGCCGAGGCTCGTCAGAACTTGGGCCATGTAGATCAGCCAAGACAGGGAGTTCATTTAATCCTCCTGATGCAATGTGCGTGTGCCCACGATTTGAACATTGCGCGTCCTTCCATGTGCCAATACAGACGCGGCATGTACGGAATGCGGTAGCGCGCGTTAGGCCCATAGCGCCGGGCAACCCAGCCGCGCCAGCGCGGGTATCGCTTAAACCGCGCCATCGCCAGCTTGGCCATCACCATCGTTCTCGCGCTCATGGCTATTACCCGTCGCACTTGCATCCGGCTGTTGTCTGACATTGTGGCATGGTGCAGATCATCACATCGCCTCCAATCCTTGAAGATGAAATGCACGGCCAGAAAAGCGCCGAGCGCCATCAGGATCAGCGCGGCAGGGATGATGAAGAGCCATAGCGGGTTCATTTAGTATCCCCTCCCCGGATTGTCGCAATATCCTTGACTGTCGTAGTGCCAGTCCTGCCGACTGCTGGCCGGAACAGCCGTGATGCCAACCGCAACCTTGGCGGCGTGGCGGCGCGTCCATTCCTCTTTCGGGATCGCCTGCACCCGATGCCATTCGCGCTCTGCTTCGCCGTCAGATGACAGGCCGATACTCTCCGCGAATGTCTCAAGGCACGCCTGCGCTTGGCCTATTTCCTTGTAGGTGTCGCCAGCCGGACGCTCATAGACGCGCTTTATGATCCGGTTCAGGTGCAAGGCACCGACGCCCTCGGCGTGCGCGAGTTCGATAGCTTCCTCCAGGAAGCGATCCAATCGTTCGTCGCGCCGCAAGGCCACGGGCCCAAACATCTCGACGGCCCATCTCAGGAAGTGTTTTGGGCGCAGCACGTTCGGCATATTCATATCGCGTCTCCATGTGTCTCTTATGCGGATCGCAAAGCTTCTTCGATCAGTTCAAGCAGCTTCACGTCGCGGCGATAGTGCTTGCGTTCCATCGGGTCCATCGTGTCTGGGTGATACCAAGAACCCAAACCGATAGACGACTTGACCGCCCCGGCCCTCGGCTTCTTTTCCGGTGAGCAGGTGCTCTCGATCTGATTTTGGATCGCATCTTGTACATAGGCCCGCGCGGCAATCAGAGCGAGCGTGGCCTTCGTTGACTTAGCCATCGCTCGGCTCCTTCGGTTGCGCGCCCGGTTGCTCACCGTTAGCGCGGGGCCGCAGGTCCAAATCCCCCGGCAACTCTGGCAGTCCGTCGATGATCGCGGTGATCGCTGCGTCTTGGCTGGCTCGGTATTGATCGAGGGTGGCGCGAACGTGCGTCAACGCATCGAACATCGACGCCTTGAATTCGTAGGTTGTCCAGCGGTGCCCACAACGGCAAACGCGACGACGACGCTTGATGGTTCCGGCGAGATTGTACCGGCTATCCGTCACACGGCCGCCACGCTTGAAGCAAAGCGGGCATGTGTCGCTCATGTCTTTTTCTCCGCAGCGCTCGGCTGTGCAGCGTCAGTGAGCGGGAAAAGCCACCACGCAAGCGCAGCTATCAGCACAGCCACGGGCGCGTTGGAAAACACCACCATGAACAGCGCGGCATCCGAGTCCATCTTTAAGATGGGGAAGAACTTCGACTGACACGCGCCGAACATCATGTTCCCACCGAATACAAGACAATAATATGCGACCCTGTTCATCGGTCGTTCCCTTGTGGCTGTTTAGCGCGTGACAGGCTTTCGATGTGCATCATCTGTCGCTGCAACTCCTTCAGGTCGTCGCCCGGCATAGCTTTGGAGCGCGCGTTGATTTGGCGCATTACCTCTCCAAGCCGCTCAATCTCGGCCAGCGCCGTTTGGTGGCGTGTCATTGATTCTTCAAGCATTACGGCGATGGCGTTCATTGGCTGTTAGCTCGCTCGTTGCAGGCTTGGAGGATGAAGTCCGCGATGGCTTCCTTCTCCGTGCCTTTGCCCCAGATGGCAGCGATCTTCCGTCCAGTGGCATCGACAAGGTAGGCATTGAATAGCCCGTTGCCGCTTGGCGTGCCGGATGCTTCCCAGTCCCACGGAAACGGCGGGAGTGCGCTGACTGGTCTTCTGGGCGCGCTCATTGCTGTGGTTCCGGGAACAGCGGCATCGGTTGCGGTTCGTTCGCTCTCGGCTTCGGCGGTTCACCGGGTGCTTGCGGCAACATCCATCGCGCGGGAGGCGGGACAACCACATTGCCGGGCACCCAATTGAAATAGCCGAGCGCGCCTTGTGCCGGGGTGAACTCGCAAGGCACCGGATCGCGAAGGACAAGGCCGCGCGGCCCGAAGAACCAAGGGCTATCGCTCTCGCTTACCACGTCGATCACCTCGACCGACCCGATGATGCCGCCTCGCAGAAGGTCGGCTGGCGCCGGGCACAACAGCCCGCGATCAACGATGAACTCGCAGGCGCTTTCGTATTCCTCTCGGCTCATGCCCTTCGACGCATGGATGGCGATCCTGCCGCGCTGGCGCAGCCCGTGGTTCACCGCCTGCCAGGATCGGTTCTCGATGTCCTTGCCGCCGTGGATGATCGCCCATGCCCACGGCTGGCGAACCGATAGCGCGAGTCTTGGGAGGGCGCTTTCCAGCGGTGAGCGCGTGGTGTCGGTCATGCTGCGATCTCCATCATGCGAACAAGTTCTGTTGCGCCGGCTGATCTTCGGGCGAGCCGAGAGCAAAGAGTGCGGAGCGCATACGCAGCTTCCAGGCTGACAACTCCGTTGCCGAGCATCCGGAGCCGCTCGATGCGGGCGGAGTGAGGGCCAGCGAGGTCCAGCCGCGCGGCCACCCCATCAGCCATTCGACGAACAGCGGGTTCAAGCTGCGGCGAATGTGCGAGGACTCTTCGCCAACCGTCGAGATCGGATGGTCCGGGAGGATAGAGCGCAGGGAAACCGCTTCGGCCTGCCCATTCAGCAACGGCTCGTCCGATCGATCCCCCGATCGGCTCTTGCGTGATCTTGTCGTGTCCGCCACCGATGGTGTGGACCAATTCTGCGCTGCGCCGCTCAGTGTCGGGACAGGCTTCGTCTTGTCGCCCCTGCTGTACTGATATTCGCCGTCCTCTTTCGCTCTCGGGGTGGGCCAATTCTGCGCTTGCGCCGGCAAGGGTGTGCCGCCCGCGCCGAAGCTCTGGTTGGGGCCACCCTTCTCGCCGTCCGACGCCCGCGGCGTGGACCAGACCGATTCCACCTGTTGCGTCAGGCTGGTTCCAGTCATCGCTTCCGTGATCCTGCCGCCCCGCTGGCCGTCGCCGGCCGACGGCGTTGTCCAGTTCGCAGCCATCCGGCCCAGCAACCCGTTCTCCGGTACGTTCGCCGTCTGGCAGGCGCCGTCCTTCCAGTCCCGCGATGTCGGGGTGCCCCACATCGCAACTGCGTCTTCCAGCCGGCCCTTGTGTTCCGTTACCCCATTCCTCAACTGGTTCACCGCGCCATCGCCCGACCGCATCGTCGGCCACTGCGAGGACGAAGCATCGCTCGCGTTCGTGGCTCGCGCCGACCTCTGTCGCCGTAAACAGTCCGACCTCAACCTCAAAACCAAGTCTGCGAAGGTCTCGCCAAACCCGGTGCAGCCCGCCCGATGAGACGAAGCCGCGGACGTTCTCAATGAGGACGAACCACGGGCGCGCCTGGACGATGATGCGTCGGGCAGGGGACCAGAGGTCGCGTTCGTCTTCTTCGGCAAGCCGCTTGCCGGCGAGGCTGTGCGGCTGGCACGGGATGCCGCCAATGAGGCCATCCACCAAGCCACGCCATGGTCGGCCGTTGAAGGTTCGGACATCGCTCCACACAGGCGCTGGAGCCAAGAGGTGTGCTTCCATCGCCGAAACCAGAGTTGAGGCGGACCACGCTTCCCCCTCCACCAGCACGACTGGGCGAGCACTTGGAATTGCCAGTTCGACGCCGAGATCAAGGCCGGCTCCGCCAGAGCAGAGGCTGATGAAGTTGAGGCTGTTGGAACGTAGAGCCACATGGTTCATGTCCGTTCGATCTTTTTCCGACAAGGCGTCCGCACAGTCATCGTTACTGCCTCAGCCAGAACGCCCACCACGGGCCTACAGCCTCGCGAACCGCCCAGATCATGGGCGGCAACAGGATCGTGAAGGCCCCGGCGATCTGAACAACAATCAAAAGGACCGGGATCATATGGCCGAGAGGGCTGTCCAACCCGTGCCAGTACCGCCACCATTGAATTGCTTTCATCATCGTGTCCTCTCCTGATAAATTAAGGCGTGCGTTATCCGTTTTCCAATCCGTAGTGCAGATTGCGGATCAACTCGCGAGCGGAATCGGTTGAGCATTCGCAGTTCCGCAGATGACCGCCGACGCGAAGCCATTGCGACTCTGGCCGCACAGCCCAGCCCTCCGTTCGCTCCGCGACTTCGATGAAAAAGTCGGCCTGCTGTTCGTCGGTCAGTTCTGAGAACCACGCCGCGACCGTCGCCATATCGAGACCGATGGTCAGGGTTTCGGTCTTTTTGACTTCAACAATTACCGGCGGCTTCATAGCGTCCTCCTGGTTTTGTAATGCGCTGTTACCGCTTCTTTCGGAACGGCGGCGGGCTCGGGTTCTGATCGAAGTATTTGCAGGCTTCGTTCCAGTGCTCGACCGGAACGCCCTCGGTGCCCGCCGTGAGCCGCTGATACTTCGCGCATGGCGCTGGTTTGATCTCGCCGCCATGTTTGCCGCCTACGGCGAAATATTGGGTATCCTTGCGTGATCCCAGAACGCGCATTGGTGGCACGTCTTGCCGGCAGGCCCGCTGCCGATTGTGAAGGCCATGCCGGGCGGGGTGGCTCTCACAGCAGCCGCAAACTCTTTCTCTCGGCTGGTCCCGGTCAGCTTCTCGTCAACGGTCGGCTCTGGCGCTAGTCCCATTGCTCTGCTCCTTCGGGCACGAGGCATTCGATTTCCAAGACGACTTCGACACGATCCCCCAAGCCGCGAATGTCACCTTGGCGGATGCTGTGACCGCACTTGCAAGTGATCGGCTGGGCGATCTTCACGGACTGAATTTGAACGTCGGTCATCGGTATCTATCCGCCTACGCGGCCCCTCATGTGATGCGAACGTCTTGCCGTCAGTCGCGCCGATAGCCACATGCAACCCGACGCGACCCATTGCGTGTTCGATGACTGACGGAAACGAGCAAAATCAATGTGCGGGAGGTACTGCATTACGAGTGAGCGGCGGTCCCAAGCCATTGAAATATCCCGTTCCCGGCAGTGTCCGTCAGTCATCGTGTTCTAGGCTTGTCCGCCGATCTTGTTCTTGCGATGTTCCGCGCGGCCGATCTGCACGCTCGCCGTCTTTTCTGCCGGGTTGCGCGAGTAGCGTTCGGTCGTGCTGGTGTTGCTGTGCGTGGCGGCGTGCCGCACATGCTCGATCGGCACGCCGGCGTCCGTCGCTTCGCTGATGGCCCCGGCCCGGCTGTCCATGTTGTAGACCGTCTCAGGGACGCCCGCCGCCGTTGCCACGAGCCGCCACTCCTTGCGGAATTGGACCGCATCGTAGGGGCGCCCCGACTTCTCATAGACGACGATCGGCCCCGCCTTCGGCAACTCGGCGAAGCGCTGAAACTCCTCCATGACCATGGGGGCCAGTTTCAGATCCACCTCCACGTCCTTGTTGCGCTTCGACGTGGTGTGCTTGAGGATCAGGTTATCGTCAATCTCCGACCAGCGAAGGCCACGCAGCCATTTCAGGTTGCCGTCCACGACCTCGGAAATGCCCGGCTCGCTCTGCGGCACCCATTCTCCGATCACGTCCTTTTGTCTCAGGATGCACTCGAACTGCAACGCCTGGGCCAGCGCGAGAGAGTGACGCCCCAGCTCGTGCGCCTTTGCCCTGACCGCGATCACCTGGTCGGCGGTGATGCGCTGCGTCCGCGGCTTGGGCATCACAAACCGCATGTCGCCGAGGATGCCCTTAAGGCGAAGGCACTCGGGGTCTTCAAGCAGCGTCGTGCCGAACGTCAGCAGCGTGCGGAGCATCCCCACGAGGCTGTGCGCCATCGCGACATGACCGTTCGTGCCCATCCAGCCTTCGTGCCAGTGTTTGACGGTGCGGCCCTTGACCTCGGCCAACAGTTCGTCGCCGCAGTCCTGCCTAAGCCGCCGCATCAAGCTCAGGTAATTCTCCCGGCTCTTGAAGCGCAGCTTGTGGAACGGCGAATCCGGGTCGGTCTGATAGCAGCGGATCAGGCTGCCGATTGTGCCGTCGAACACCGCGACCGTGGGCACGCCAATCCACCGGATCAATTCGGCATCCGTGATCCAGAGCTTGCTGCCTTCGCGCTCGATCGTCTCGGGGGCGGGTTGGGTCATGTTCTCAATCGCTTCATCTTCACCACGGCCTCAATCGGGATGGTGATGGCGTCCACCACGTTGTTGTTCTCGGAAAAGCTGGTGGTCAGCGTGATCGCGTCCTTGGTGCGGCGGATCAGCCAGCCGATGCTGGTGATGACGGCGGCGGTGTGCTCGGGATCGGTGGCATGATGCCAGCCCCGCAGCGACGAACTGTCGCGCCACGTCACGAGATAGGCATCGTGCTTCACTGCGGGCTCCCGTTCGCGGCCACGATCTGCGCGCCGCGCTCGTGGTCGCCTGACACGCGGAACAGGGCGAGCGAGACCTTGATCGGGTCGATGCCCTGCCACTGCCACCATTCGACCTCGCGCCTTGTGTGCTGCTCGCGGTGATGCTTGCCGCACAACGGAACGGCGAATGCATCGTCCGGCTTCTCTTGGCCGCCGACCCAGCGCTTGCCGGCGCGCGGCTCGGCGTAGCGGATATGCGCCGCCTCGGTGGACGTGTCGTCGAGACAGATCAGACATGGCAGCGAGCGCACGAAATTCAGGTGCGCTTCGTCGCGCTGGCGGGGCTGGCGCTGGGTCATGGGTCATACGCCAGGGTTGGCGCTCCCTTGTGTCGCCAGTCCCAGATGAACCATGCGTGGTTGAACGAGGGCGAGCCGGTCGAGTCCGCGAACCATTGAATGCGCTTTGTCAGCACAACCTTCTTTGCGAAGCGCGGCGAGAGCCGGAAAAGATTGGCGCGCGACTTGGCGTGGTCGAAGTCGGTGCGGAGTAGCATCGCCACAAGGCCGTCCGTCATCGTCAGGTTGATGGCGTGCTGGATGAACGCTTGCGCACTTTCGTAGGGCGGATTCGTAATGATAAAATCGAAGTCGAAACCGGCCTTGCTCGTGGTCAGGAAGTCGTCCCCGGTGGCGATGTCCGTACCCAAGACCGGCCAGCCAAGAGGCTCAAGAGCCCGGACCATATTCCCCGACGCTGCCGCAGGCTCCCAGATCGGGCCATTGATCCGGTCCTTGATGTGGGGCAATAGAGCTGCCGTCACCCATTCCGGCGTTTCGTACAGGTCGCGTTCCTGGCGCGCGTAGCCGCTGTCTCGCTGGCTCATGCCGCCTCCTGTTCGTCCGCGAACCTGACGCCATGTCGCGCGCCGAACTCGTGGATCAACTCGATCAGGTCGCCCATTTCCGACTTGCTCAGGTCCGACGACGAGCGGCCCAGGTTGACGAACCCTGAGCCGTCGAGATTGGGGACGGCGCGGACCTCGCGCTTGAGCGCGTCGAGAAAGATCAGCTTCCAGTCGTCCGGCCGCAGCGTCAGACCGTGCCACTTGAGTTGTCGTGCCACCTCCGTCAAGACGCACCACATTTTATCGTTCTGCGGGCCGGAGCGCTTGACCGCCTTCACCTCGACGCGCGAGCCGAAAGGCGCCGCCGCGATGAAACGGCCAATCCGCTCCCGGTCGGCGCTGGAGCGAAGCGTGACGACGTAGCGCGTCATGCCGCCCTCTCGTAAGCGCCGTAGAGCCGCAGCCGCTCAACGGTTTCCTGCAGCTCGTCGTTGAACACCGCAACCGCATTGGCGAGCGTGGCGATGTAGCCTTCGTCCCGATAGGCGCGTTTCACGAACCGCGGCATCTTCGGCCAATAGATCGGCAGGTCGATCCACTCGCGCTCGGCGACCCAGAGCGCGCCCTGACATTGCGCCTTGTGCTCGGGCGGAAATTCGTCCTTGAGGATCAGCGCCGCGAGGATATGCGGGAGTGCCGTCTTGATTTCCAGCATCCCGTTCGCGCCGATCAGGCTGTCGGGGCTGCAGCCCTTCGGCCCGTTGACGATGAAGCCAACACGTTGCGGTTCAACGTCGGCCGTCAGCGCGTAGAAGTCCCGCGCTTCATCCTCCATCACCTTGCCGCGCTCCATGTGCGCGTTGGTATAGTTCTCCATCGGCTCGCCGGTCAGGATTTCGCCGGCCAGTTTCAGCATGTAGGTTTTGCGCGTGAGGCTGGCGCCGCCGTCTCGGCCCTTCGCCATGACGGTCGCAAACTCGGAAGCGGTGGGAAGGCCGAGCCTTGCCTGAAACCACTCGGGCGAGCCTTGTTCGCAGTCGATGATCTTCATGCTGGCTCAGCCTTCTTCGCCGGTTTCTGCAGCGCAGACTTGGCGCGCTCGAATTCGGAAGCAGGAAGATCGGACGTGCTTTCGATCTTGAAGATCGAAAGGAACTTTTCCAGTGCGGCGCCCGGGTTTGACCGCGCGCCGATCAGTTTCTTGATCTCGTCGTCCTGCGCTTCGGTGATCGGCGTGGCGTCGATTGTCGTTGCGCCCCGCGCGTCGTCGTCGGTCGATGCCGAAAGCCCCAGCGCAGCCTTGAGCGTGTAGCGCTGCAAGTAGGTGACGGTCGAACCGATCTGCTGGATGCTGTTCTTGTTGCCGGTATCGTCGCGCCCGGCCGACAGCGTGTTTTCCTCGGAGTGCCCGTCACGGTGCGAGACGATGCACGTCACGGTCACGGGTTCGTTCGGCACCGAACTGGTGCGGTAGCGGTAGGACAGCCCGTGCTTGGCGAGGATCGGATCGACCTGCCGCGCGATGCCGGCCATGTCTTCGTGCCGATAATTGGTGCGGCCCTTGGCGCTGGTGAAATCCACGGTGCGGTTCTTGAAGATCACCGGAATTTCCGCCTTGGCTGCGGCCATCGCTTCGTCGAACCCCTGCTTGGCTTGCGTGGCGCGCCAGCGCTCCTGCAGCGCCATCAGCTTTTCCAGGATTTCCGGCGTCGCGCCGCGCTCCACCGCGCGGTCAAGAATAGCCATCGGCGTAAGGGGGCCAGCCGGGACAAGGCTTTGCTCCATCGCCTTCAATTCGCTCATAGGGTTGCTCCGTGCACCGCCGAACTGGCGAGAATGAAAACGATGGCCGCGATCAGGGCGAAGCACACCACGCGCTCGCCGGGCGAAAGGGCGTCACGCATAAGCCATTTCCTCGCGCACCCATTCCTCGACCTTGTTCTGGACGTGCTGCTTGAACGAACCGTCGGTCAGCTCGCCCCAGATTTTGTTGTAAAGCTGCGGCTCCATGTCCCGGTCGACTACGAGGACGGAGCGTTCGTGCTGGCCGTTCGCCAGTTTGCGGTAGGCGTCCAGATAGATTTCATGGACGAACCATTCGGGGCCGCTCTCGCCGTCGAAGTGGTAGGCGATGGTTGCCCTGCCGCTGACCAGGCCGCCGAAAAGCGCGCCTTCGGACAGCAGCGGCAGTTCCTCAAATTCGTAGTCCTGCTCGTTCAGGCCGGAGGGGCGAGGCATGGGCGGCTCCTGTGTGCAGGAACCTTGTACTACAAGAAATTTGTACTTGCAACGGATATTGTAAAAATTAGTTGGATAAATCCGCCGGATCGATTGCGTGGGCCGGTCCTCCATGCAACGATTTGTTCACCACATGTTCTTTGTCGAGGGGCCGTTTTGCTGGAACCGGCTAAGGTTCGTCAAAAATCATAGGCACAGAATGGAGGTTGGTAATGGCGTCGGAGGCCTGGCTGAAACGGCAAGCCCTGCAGATCAGTGCGCAACTGCCGGATGACCCCAACGATGCCTCGCGGGTGCTGCGGCTGGCGCAGGAAATTTAAGCGTCGATTCCCTTTGATTCATCAGCCATTTGCTTGCTTCCTGAGACTCAAACTGCTATAAGGAAGCCGTCGCGGGTGGGCGATCCGGATCGGTCTTCCGGGCGGGACATTAGGGGTTACGAACCCCCTCTCGCTTTTTTGGCCGTCATCTTCTTCGCAACCTCCGCTTCACTGGGCTCCGCTAG